TTCTTCTTCGGCGTCTGATGCAGCTGCAAGTGCATCCGCGCTCGTCGCCGCTGCGCTCTTGGACGTAGCCGCCGCGTTCTCACTCGCCTTGGCCGCACTCGCGCTCGCGGACGCATTCGTCTCGCTGCTCTTGGCATTACCCGCGCTGGTGCTGGCCGCGCTGGCGCTGTTCAGCGCATTGCTTTCACTGGTGGCGGCCGCACTGGCGGAGCTGGCGGCATTCTTCTCACTTGTCGCCGCTGCGCTGGCACTATTTCCGGCCGCTGTCGCCTTGGCGCTGGCGGTGCTGGCGCTGTTCGCGGCGGCGGTCTTGGACGCGGCTGCATTGGTCTCGCTGGTCTTGGCATTCGCTTCGCTCGTCGCCGCTGCGCTCTTGGACGTAGCCGCCGCGTTCTCACTCACCTTGGCCGCACTCGCGCTCGCGGACGCTGCATTCTTGGATGCGAGCGCCTGCGCAGCCGCCTCCTGTGTGCTTGTCATTTTTGTTTCCGCATCGTCCTGATCCCATACGACGACGGCATTTTTATAGGTGCTCCCGCCAGGTGCGCCGACTTTCAGAATATACTTGCCGCTCGGTTTCTTTGCGAAAACGGGCTCACCCTGATGGAGCTTGGGGTTTACCTTTTCCCATTCCTCTACAGAGGCAACGGAAAATTCTATGCGCGCATTCGTTTCTACTGCCATATGTCCTCCTTATGCGGTACGAATCCAAATGTATAATGCAATGTACTTCGGACGGCTGTCCCACGCCTGCCCGCTGCCTGTGGCATTGATCGAGAGAGCATGCTTGTGTGCTGCGACGTAAGAGGTGCGGCCAGTCCAGGCGCGAGAAGCCACGAAACGCATACGAGCACCACTACCGCCGCCCGATTCTTGATCTAAGCCAACGCGTCGGCCCTCGACAAAAGCGCCTGATGGGGGTGTTCTGTCCGCGTGTCGTCCAAATGCTGAATCATCCGCATTAAACTCACCGGTGATCTCCATATTTCCCCGATCGTGGTCATGCCCGCCAGCTTCGCCCATGGTGTATCCATGGGTATGCGATGGCATCTCGGATACGGTGTTCGCGTGGGTATTGCTTCCGCCCTTTTCGCCGACTTTGGCGGTATTCCCAGCCGACATGATGAAGGTCTTCTCTTCGAGAAGCTCCCACGTGGTGCCGGTGTACTTGACGGACGGGTTCTCCGCATTCTTCGTCATGATGACGTCGCCGATCCGTGGATAGGTCATCCGGCGGATGTTCTCAAGGACAGACGTGAGGTCGATATTTCCCTGCGCGTCCGGCTTGACGCCATTCACGGATCCTGCGAAGGTCTTACGGAGATTCGAAACAAGACCAGTATAATCATCATCCATCGCATCAAGTCCCGCCTGTACGATGACCTGCGCTATGGCCGCAGCCATGATCGTCGCCTGCTTATAAATCTTGTTGTGAAGCGAAGGAACAGCAATGCCCGGCACCACGCCGGAGACGCGTTGCGTGTCCGTCTCGTATTCATTGTCTGACTGGATATTGGCGGGGGCGACGCCTTCCGCAAATACCCTGAAATTAGATTTTGCCATTCATTACCCCTCCGTTTTCTTGACCTGCAGCCAGTGTGACTTATAGCCGCTATAGTTGAGAGTATTGTAATCGTATGCGAAGATCGGCATACCGCTGGTATCGATAAAGGCGAGCGCATTGATCCTGACGCCTTCCGGTTTTGGGATGATATAGCCATGCATGATGAGCTCGCGCATGAGACCTGTGTACTGCCCCACCAGCACGATATTGTAGGACATATCCTGCAAGTCTTGGATCTGTATACCTAGATTTTCCGGAAACAGATTCGCCCACATTTCGTAAAGCTCCAGCACGTTCCCCTTCCACACATTCTGCACAATTCTTGCCTTGACCATCGTGCGGAAGACGGAGTCCGTGATCAGGGGAGCGTCTTCGATATCTGCCGGGGCATAGCCTTTGATAAAGTCCGATTCATCCATGTTCACCGGTGTCGGTGTCGGATACACGGTGTAAACCGACTCCTCGCCACTGTCCTTTTCCATTTCTGCCGGTGTCGGGCAGATAATGTCCCCTCGACCAAGCGGTGTCGGTTCGAAGTCCAGGTCGCGGGACGTACCGACACAGTCGCCGATGTTGTCGAGCTGGTCATCGTGCGCCGTTTCCAGGTCAAACATTTCCACGACCTTCAGAATGAACGTATCCAGCTCGCAGTTATAGTCCACCATCTTCCGCACCATATCATTGAAGCGCGGCGCGAGCCTGTATTCCGAGGTGATGAGCTCCCTGTAGTATTCCTTAGTCGGCGTGATCATGATTCTACCTCGAGGAAATCATAGTCAGGACTAGCCACTTCGTTGTAATTGATGTCCACGTCTCCCGCTGCCATGGATCCGGCCGATCGGCCGATCGTGATGGAAGAGATGCCGAATAGCGGCTTGCTCGGAATGGGATTGCACCCCACGATAACGCCGGTCAGCATAGAAATGGACACGTCACGTCCGATTTCCAGTCCTTTGATATATTCATAAATCGCACTTTTTACCGTTGACGACAGACTGGAAATATAGCCGGTGTACTTTTTAATCTTCACGTGCACATGGATCGGAACATAGCTTGGCCGATAGAATCGGACGGTGTTGATGTATTCATTCTGGTCTTTGATTTTGACCACCTTCGTGCCATTCGTATAGCAGCCGATCCCTTTATGGTAGAGAATCGCCTCCGCGATTTCATTATCATCGCCCCCTTCGACCACGCAGGTGATCGAGTGAGGCGGCAGGCCGAAGGGGTTATTCTCCTCGTCTACAGTAGACAGGTTGGTGTCATTCTCATAGACCGATACGCGCGCCACATTCTTCAAGGCGCGCAGTGCGCCGAGCGTCCCCGCCAGCATGGTCTGCGACGGATTCGATACGGAAATGGTCTGCCTTTTGCGAAGCTCCCCGTCCGTCTCGATGGCGTTTCCCGGAATGGCCGACACTTTGTTTTCAACCGCCGTCCAGCCCATTGTCGGGGTGTTGATCTGCGTGATGTCTCCCGGAAGCGCGGTGATGGCACCAGCCACGCTGCAGGTGGCTGTAGAAAGCACGCTGCCGTCCGATCCAATCACAACAGACGCAGGCAGGTTCCACACATTCCCGGTGGCGTCTTTGACGCTGCCGTTTTTGATTTCCGTGAAGGCGGTGCCAGTGATATAGAGTTCACAGGTCGAATACCCTGCCGGTTTCCGGTAAATGCCATCCAGCTTTACGACGGAGTCCAGCGCTGCACCGACGGCAGTCGTCGGACTTCGGGAATTGTAGGCATACTGCACCGCCTGATAGCTGTCGGCCACCTTCAGCGCCAGAATGGACAGAAACTGGTAATCCGCGCTGTCGTTTCCGAGGTAAATATCCGATCCGTAGATTTTCTTCATGCTTGCGATCATATCGTCCATAATGTCCTGATAGGTCGGCATGTGAAGTCCGGATCCGTCTACGTAAGGAGAAAAGTAACTCATTCTGTTCCTCCCAGATTCGATATAATGAGCGATCCGTACATGGTCTCCACCACAGCGCGGAACGTGTATTTTCGAGTGTCATTGTCATAGTTTGAATCATAGCCCAGTATTGAGAGCACGCCTTTCGTCCCGGAGATGCGTTCCTTGAAAAGGAAATCCACAGCCTCTGTGTTGGATTGGCTGCCCGAGGATGCCAGAATCTTCTCAAAGAGTGGCAATCCGTCTTCGCGGTCCTCCCACCACTCCGCATAGAGCAGGAGGAGTCGTGTCTTGATGGCCTGCGCGACAGCTTCCACACCTTCGAGATAAGCATGCTTGCTCCTCCCGAATACGTAGTCGCCATCGGCGTCTAACATGCGGTAAATCATAGCTAGCCTCCTATAAACACATTCGGGGATCCTTCTGCCACTGCTCCCCCGCAGGAGACGGAGTCCCCCACGCGGGCAGCCGGCTTCCCATTGATGAATACCGAGCTGCTCCCTGAAGAAATCGCCCCGGAGTGCGCCGCGTGTACGGAGCATCCATGCGTTGCATAGATGTCTCCC